GAAAATTGTTAAACTTTTTTGGATCTGGGCAAATCTTTTGCAGATCTTCCAGATATACTTTGGTCATCGAATCCGTGGTTCGTTTCCAATCCCGATAAGTTTCTTCAGCCTGATCTTCAAGAAGTGACTTGGTCCAGTTATCATCACTGTGTACAAAATTAGCAACCAGAAATGGAACCATCTCATCGTCGCGATACTTCCGCGCAAGACGGTGGAATAGAAATTTGTCACGACGTTTTTGAAATGCATCTACTGATACTCGAGTTTTGCCATCATATTGAAAAAAGTTATATGTCTCTGAAGTGAAGTGCAACTTGATGGCTTGATAGATGCAATAAAGATCGTATCCATTCATAGAGGCAGTCGACTTCCTCGCGGCAAGAATCTCAACTCCATTGCTTCACCTTCAATAATGCTCTTCAAAGAGTCATTGATCAAACTCGCAGCAACTTCAATCTCAAGATTATTACGCTCACAGTATGACGTGATTGCATCCATGTGATCGATCTTTTCTTTCATTGCCATTTCCATAATCATCATGGAAAAGTTATTTTTTTCTTCTCGGCTTGCCATATTAGATCTCATATGCACTCAAGGAATTGTTCAACTGCTGAGTCACACGAACAAAAGTGGTTCGCTTACTCAACTCCTTCAATTCACTTGCTCCAACATATGTACATGCTGAGCGTAGACCACCAAAGATTTCTTGCAGTGTTCTACTCACCTCACCACGGTATGGAATCTCTACAGTCTTGCCTTCAGAGGCACGATAGTTTGCCACACCACCATTATGTAAATCCATGGCTGTATCAGAACTCATACCATAGAATTGATTACCACCAACTGCTGATGCGCCACCTTCTTTGTGACCAGCCAACATACCACCAAGCATCACGAAATCGGCTCCCGCAGCAAATGCTTTCACAACGTCTCCAGGAACGGAACACCCTCCATCCGCTATGATGTGACCCTTGAGACCATGTGCAGCATCAGCGCACTCTATAACTGCACTTAACTGCGGGAAGCCGATGCCTGTCATCTTGCGAGTGGTGCAAACTGAGCCAGGACCAATACCAACCTTCACAATGTCAACACCACTGAGAATTAATTCTTCTGTCATCTCTGGTGTAACAACATTACCTGCCATCAGTACCACATATGGATACTTTTCGCGAAATCTTTGAATGAAATCAACGAACGATTGCGTATAGCCATTCGCAACGTCAATACAAACACGCATGTTTTGGTTATATGCTGCAGAATGGAATACACTATCAAATTTCTGCAGATCAGAATCTGAGATACCTAAAGAATAAACACTGCTGTTTAATCGTTTAGTAAACTGTTCAGTAAGATCCTCTTTTGAATAATGCTTTGTAAGAGCAACCATACACTTATGATTGTTCATCGCATCATCCATCATTAGTGTTCCAACGCCATCCATATTTGCAGCAATAACTGGAATACCAACCCAACTATTTCCACTACGGAAAGTAAACTTTCTCTCAAGATTTACTTGACTTCTTGATGCCAGAGCAGATCTCTTGGGGATTATAAGAACATCTTTATAGTCAAGTTTCACATCATCAATAATTCGCATATCAGCCCTCTTTATAGAAGAGATGTCGCCCAATCTTCTTCACAAAATCTTTTGTTTTTGCCCACGAAGGATTAACGTAGTCTGCATGGAAGTACAAAGCATTATCCATTGTACCGTAATTTCGTTTAGAAATCAACATATTCTCAGCAATTATAATTGCTTCTCTGTAACTAGATCTAGATCGAATGGTCTTGTTCTTCTCACAAACCCATGAGAATTGACATACTCCATTATACTTTTGTTTCACAACACCACAGATACTTTTAGCATATCCCTCTCGAAACCGATTGAGTGTCACAGTCGCAACCGCAATCTTGCCTGCAGTTGGTTCTGACCCTGCTTCAAAGTAAATGTTTTGCGCCAAACACTCGACCTCTCCCATGACCTTTTTCTTATCATCATATGAGAGTTCTAGAAACTGCATTTTTGAAGACATATGTTGAAGTTCATAAGCAAGCGCAATAGAGACATTTTGTTGCGCTTCTAGTTTATCTGTTACGCGAGATAGCATGTTGTATGGTATATACAACATAAAGAAGATCATGGCAAATAGACCGCCAAACCTCATAAATAGACTATGATTACGGTCAAAATATTGTTCGATCTTAGTCAAAATTGCGACTGCATCCATGTTAGTTGCCTCCATTTTTTGCAGTGGATAAATATTTAGACATATATTATAAGGTATTTTTATGCAAGATAAAAGTAGAGTGATGTTCGTTCATGTACCAAGAACTGCTGGAACTTCCATAAATGATTTCTTAAGACAAAAATATCCAAGGGAACATTCGCCCAGAAGAAATCCATCATATGCTAATCACGATCCATACTATTCTTTAGTTCTTACAAACAACCCCTCAGAATTTTTCAAATTTGCTGTGGTGAGAAACCCATATCAGAGAACGTACAGCCATTACAAAGCATTTCTACTAAAACTCAAATACAACTCTTTGCCTACTCTTTCTGAGACATTTACATTTAATGATTTTTTGAAATATAAAAGAACACTGGGCGACGCTTTGTTCTCACCAATCACTCTCAATAGAAATAACTTTAGTTTATTTGATCAATCATTCTTTTTGTTGGATGATTGTGGAGAAATAAAACTAGATAAAGTCTATCGATTTGAGAACTTAAAAGAATTTGAAGATGATTTTAATACAAAGATTTCGCATAGAAATAAAAGCACATATATTGATGATGAGTATGTGCAGACTTACAATAAAGAAAATATTGGATTAGTAAAGTCTTTATACCTCAGAGATTTTTCATTACTCGATTACTCAACGCACTTTGATGATTCATTAAATTAGAGGGTGGTGGCTTTTACACCACCACCCCAGACCTTTCTGTTACCGAGCGGTCAACTCTTTGTGCGAAATGGGTTTTTACGCCGCCATCGCCATAGGTGTAAATGAATCATCGTTTGCATTTACGTTTTTTGCGCTGATTAAGTCAGTCGCCTCACTGGTTGCTGTCAGGTTATTACTTGCCCTGTCGAAGCCAAATTCATCCCCATAAGATAGCCACCACGTACATTGCTGCAGAGGTGATGGGCATTTGGTGGAGATGTCGGGGGTCGAACCCGAGTCCAGAACACCTTTAATTGTCAGTTTACAACCATTAAATTGGTCTATTATTTAGACTTTTATTCAATTTCCCTTTCTTCAAACATATCTTTTTCACATTTGCAATCGGGGCAGAGAAAATCCTCATCTAGATCTTCAAACTTACCATACTTCTTTTCGTCGTATTGGTAACCACACCCGAGGCAAACGTGAACCTTTTTCTTCTTCATATTAGCCAATGACTAATGTTTCTTCACCAACCTTACGATTGCATTGGCAAAGTTCACCTGTCTGAAGTGCATCGAGGACACGAAGTGTTTCATCAGCATTGCGACCGACGTTAAGATTGTTTACTGTAACGTGCTGAATGACATTTTCTGGGTCAACAATAAATGTTGCGCGTAGTGCTGCACCTGCTGGCTTGTAGAATACGCCGAGTTGCTGAACGAGGCTGTTTGTATCTTCATCCCAGACATCTTCAAGATCACGAGCAGTGTCAGCAAAGAACCAAGAAGTTGTTGCCTTGAGACCTTCATGGGCATTCTTCCACGCCAACTTACAGAACTCGTTGTCTGTTGAACCAATCAAAAGAACTGCATCGCGATCAGCAAAGTCCTTGTTCAACTTGTCATAAGCAACGATTTCCGTTGGGCAGACGAATGTGAAGTCCTTTGGATAGAATACGATGACCTTCCACTTACCTGCGAAAGATTCATTCGTAATTGTTTCAAATGCGTTATCAGGTGTAAGAGCACCAGGCTTTACGCCAGTGATTGCAAAATTCTTTAACTTATCGCCAACTGTCTTCATTCTCATTTCCAAACTCCTGTTATAAAAGAAATGTTCGTGATTATATAGAACGTAAAAACTAAATTTTACGTCATTCTACTGATAAATTGATTCAATGGTTATAATAGTCTTAGACTAATAGTCTTAGACTATCAGGCGACGAGATTATATTCTTCGCGGAGAATCTTCTTGTATGGTTTGCCTTCTTTCATCAATTCTGAAACAAGTAACAGACGGTCGCGCAATTCCCAGCGACCATCGCGCTGTAGACATTCAATGATCACACTCAACTCATATTCATTAATTGGAAGGTCCATTTAATGCCTCCTCAAAAGCCTGTTGTTCAAGTTCAGTCTGACGTTGCTCAAGGCGAGCAACACAACCTTGCACCCAAGAACGCGCAACGCCGATATTATTGCGATATTGCGCAGGGACTCGATCTTTACAAATTGATTCGAAACGCTGACCAACATAACGATAGCCATGTCGTTCCTCATGACGATTTCGCGCCATGTTTGCGCCAATCAATCCACCAAGAACAGTGGCAACCTTGCGACCATCACCGTCGCCGATTGTTGAACCAATTGCGGCTCCAGCAGCGGCACCCAACAACACGTCGATATCGTCCTCCGTCTGAGCGACGGCACTTTGCGAGCCAAGCAGGAGGACTGCACTCATAGCAACTAAACTTACGCATTTCATTTGCTTCTCCAACGTAACCTATAGATCTATTATACTACAGAATCAAAGCAAAGGCAAGTTATTCTTGGTTCTGTAGGCTTCGATATATTTAAACAATTCTTGCTTGTGCAGTTCCAACTCATCCTCTTTTACGACAAGAGTTTGGCAGAAGTTAGCAGTATCAACGCCAATTAGAATAATGACTTGCTTGGCATCTAGACCAGTCATCTCGTAGAACATCTGGCGATAGGCAGCGGCTTGCATAAAGTAATTGCCAATGTTCTCTTTCTTCTTGAGACGAACAGAAGTCTTGAAGTCTATCACAGAGAGAATGCCGTTATGTTCCGCAATACAGTCTACCGTTCCAGCAAGTTTAAGTTCATGAGAGAATAAACGATCTTCAAGGCAATGAATGTTATTCACCTTGGCATCTATTTCTTGCTTCATTCGAACGAAAAGAGACTTGACGTTCGGTAGCATCTCGAGAGAAGAAACATCCTCATTGCTGAGATACATTTCCAATGCTTTGTGGACACTGGTTCCGCGAGTAGTGGCTTTGCGAGAGACTTCGTTGGCTTTTTCCTCGCCAACTCTCTTGCGCCATTCTAGAATTGCTTCTTTCCCATAATCAGAAAGAACCGTGGTCACAGAAGGATACCTCTCGCCAGTCGGCGTCACGTAACAGCGAGTGCCGTCGACGTTCTCTTGCAAGAGTTTGGGAAAGTCATGATGTATACGATTAAACATAACAGAGATACTCAATCAAACCAGACATAGTTATTATATACCAAAGGCAAGTAAAAGTCAAGTATTTTCTTGCTCAAATTTGTCAACGGCAATTAGGAAGTCCTTCACAAGACTTGAGCGCACGATATCGTCAGTTGTAAACTCTACGCTGGTGAACGATGGCATAGTCTTGGCAATTTGATGGAACTTCCAAAGCCCAGACTTGTCGCCTTGCTTGCGATACAAATCAGTCTGTCTATAATCACCACAGAAGATAATCTTAGAACGATAACCAACGCGAGTCATGATAGTCGACAATTCTTCCCAGTTCATGTTCTGGCATTCGTCAACAATAATAATCGAATCGTCAAAACTCATACCACGAATGAAAGAAGTCGAGATGAATTCAATCTTCCCTGCGTCCTTTAGACCTTCGTAGGCATCACGGCGATTGAACAGCGTATGATAGATTTGCATATACGGCTGTTCATACAGACTCATCTTTTCTTCTAGACTGCCTGGAGTAAATCCAACGTCGCGAGACTGAACAGCAGAACGTACAATGACAACACGCTTGAAAGAAGAAGTTTTGTCGTAAACTTCTTGCATTGCTTTATAGCAAGCAATGAAAGACTTACCAGTTCCCGCAGAACCAGTAAGCATGATAAAATAATCGCCACGTGAATAAGCATCGAAAAATTTCTTCTGATTGTCTGTTAATGGCTCAAATGTTCGGAGTTCTGACGGCTTCACTTTATGCGGAGTATTGATTTTGGCATGTTGATGTTGCTCGTGCTCCAATTCAATTGTTGTGTTTGATACGTGCTTTCTTTTGTTAGACACATTTCCTCACTTCCCTGCCTTTGCAGCGGCTTGCTTCTTACGGTGTTTTTCAAGAGCCTGACGAGTTTTAATTTCCTTCGTCGATTTCTTTAAAACTTTTTGTGCTAGTGGGCTTGCTGGATGTTTCTCAGCAATCTTTTGCATAACTTCTTTGAACGTGTTGTCTGTTTTTCCACTTGAAAAATCTTTTGTTCCGCTGTAACTGAATAGCGGTGCATCGCTATAGTATCTTTCTAAATGCGGATTGTCTGCCTTAAATTGATCGTAGGCAGAAACAGACATCATATGTTCTTCAATCTTGCCAGTCTTTGTATTCACAAACTCATATGTTGGCATATATCACCCAGTGTATCGTTTTGATTTTCCGTCTGGTTTCACGTGATGCGCATTAAAATTAATGTGCGGAAATTCTTTCTTCAACTCTAAGAACGACTTGAGATTTTGTTCGCTATCGTCATAGAGGGAAACATGTTTATAATTTCCCCTTTGAATCTGATTGCGAATGATTGATGCTTTCTTATCAGCAACAGTACCTTGAGTATCTAAGTTGCCTGCACGATGAACATGTATGTTGTCAATGTCGACTTTTTGTTTACGAAACGCATCAAGAAAACGATCCTTGTCATCAAAGTCGGCGCGAGCAGTATTGATGATGACTTTGCCACCACCCTTCTTAGTCTTATCGTGCAATTGTTTCATCTTCTGAATCATACGCTGATTTGGCTTTGATTCAGTGTCAAACTTTTCTGCAGAACGAAACTCTGAGTAGTCATAATGATGACCAGCAGGGAGTTTGTGTGTGTTATACTCTGAGTTGGAAAGAGAAGCGACTTGTTTCTTTCCCTTCATTACACGGATCTTGGCAGTCGTGTGAAAGAGGGTATCGTCCACGTCGAATACGTGGAGCCCATGGGTTTTTGCGGCTTCTTCTTGTAAATAATCGAGGAATTTCTTCATCCTCTTATTTATACCAGTTGGGTATCTCTCGGTTCTTCCAAGTAGCAAATCGTTTCTTGTAGACGCGATAATAATTGTGGTATGCAGCGATTGAGTCTCCAGGAACCTTCACATCCTCAGGCATGGCTTGCGGCGGCTCGCTGAATATTCCAGTTCGAGGAATGTTATCGGGAGCAAAACTCAGTTTCTGTATCACCAACGACGACTTATGCTGCTTGTCGTCTGCTCCACCATAACGATGGCGATACTCTTGACAAAGTTCACTCGCTAGATTCCAGAGCCACTGATAGTGGTCGAAAGACTCACGCACCCAAATAGCAGAAGGATGATTCCAACTCACCGCATGATAGAGTTTATCTTCGCGGTACTGATCCAACTTCCATCGATGTATCTTGCGACCAGTCTTACTCTTATCGAAGTATTGATTGCCGTCAAGAATATCC